AGGGTCAAACGAAGAAATCCAATCTAACCTTTATCGAGGATGAGCTTCTTCTTGGTCAAAACTACCTGGAAGGAATTCTTGACACCAGAACCGGTGCAGAACTTTCGAATAATTATTATAGAACAAAGGGTACTAAGTATTCTATTCAAAGATTCTTTAGAGCTTTCTTTGGGACAGATCCAGAAGTTATTTACGGTAAGAATTTTGTTTTTAATGTAGGCGAATCTCAGATAGGTCCGAACTCGCAGAAATATATCATTGATGATAAAGTATATCAATTTTGGGGCTTATTGATTAAGACTGATAGAGCTAGAAAAGAATGGATAGACCTCTATAAACTATTTGCTCATCCTGGTGGTATGTACGTCGGCTCTCAGGTTCAAGTTGTTTCTGTTAACGAAGACGCTAGCTTTGATACTATGCCTATCGCAATACCGCCAGCTTCTTCTATCCCGGTGTATACCTCTATTGCATATGCTCAATTCTCCCCACTCGGAGAATACTCTGGCCTTATCGCTTCAGAAGTTGATTCTTCAGGCTTTATGCGTATTGACCTCGATAGATCTCGTGTTGGAGACTTTATCGATACTACACCAACAGATACATATGGCACTGTTGAATATCTTGATACACACTATCAGAATATTAGAGACATGATAAAAGAAACCTCTCCACGCATGGACGAAGATTCAGGCGAAAGTGCAGGTGATCTATCAGCTATGAAGATTAGTAATAATCAAATTAGAATGGACGTGGATGCATTTGATTATTATGCGGATTCCTCCTATTAATTATGTATAAATACAACTATTAAAGATAGGGACAAATATGTCAAGACAACATATTAACGTTGGCACTAATGCGAATGATGGAACTGGTGATACACTTAGAACCACCGGTCAGAAGATCAACTCTAACTTCGTTGAGCTATACAGAGTGCTCGGCGGGGATTCAGATCTTTTATCCAGCACTGTTCTTCTTGGTCCGAACCAGATTACCTTCGAAGGTCTTTCGTTTAATAATTTCGAAACAGTATTAACTACGGTTGAACCTACACAAGATAATCTTATCACTTTCCCAGATTCTACTGGTGAAGTAGTTCTTACTACCGCTGATCAAGATATTTATAATAAGCATCTTTACAATGTTAAAATAGATGGTAATTTAAGATTACATGGAGTATCTGGTACTGGATATTACCTAATTAAATATAAAGGTGTAGTTGATTCTGATTCCGATCTTAATGTTAATATCCCTAATTTATTAGATAGTGATACTTTAGTATTTCAGAAACATACCCAAACTCTGACAAATAAAACACTGACATCCCCTACCATCAATAACCCTAGAATCGGAACAACAGTTCTTGATATAGCAGGGAATACTATATTAGCTTTGCCTACTACTGCATCCGCTGTGAATCACATTGAAATATCTGCTGCTACTACTGGTAATAAACCGACAATTAATACTCTTGGAACAGATACGAATATTGATCTAATGATCTCAGCAAAGGGAACGGGTGTAATCGAATTAGACGATCCTCTCCGCCTTGCACGTAGTAATTATTCAACTAATTCTACCATTTCGTTACAAGATAATATCGCACTGTTTAGCGGAACTTCTGGCACAAATACTTTCAAACTCCCGAGAGGAACCGGGAGAAACAACGTTCCTATGCTCTTTGTAAATGCTGGCGGTTCTGTTGCAACTGTGAGTGTAGATTCTAACGGGGCTGGAACTACCTGGTTTGGTCATACAGGATACAAAAATTTTACACTGAGAGCAAAAGCCTCTATCATGGGTATCTACAGTACTGAAACTTCAGGTGGGGCTACTGAAGGTTGGTATTTAATTGGACTGGACTCTGCTCGTGGTCTAGGTAATAGAGTCATTCTATCTTAAGGAAAATATAAATGGTTGCTATAATCACAGACGCAATTAAAAGACAATTTATTCAAGAAATTTATGATGATCTATCAGACTCTGCAGCGTCTAGATATTATGTGGCCGTTGCTAAATCTGAAGATTGGAACGACTCTGATATCCCGGTTGATCCAGCAAATACCGATAGAGAAGCCAGAAACTTTAGACTTGGTATGCAAGCTATAAAGCGTATTACCGATTACTCATTTACAGTTCCTAGATATAACTGGTCTTTCGGTACTACCTATTCAGCATATAACGATAATACTTCAGGATATCCTACTATCCCATATTACGTTTTAACCGAAGATAATGCTGTCTATATCTGCCTAAAGCAAGCAAAAACAGATGGTGGTATTGCTCAACCTTCTACGACTAAACCAACAGGAACCTTAACAAGAGAATATACAGCAGCTGATGGTTATGTCTGGAAATTCCTTTATACTATTGGTACATTATCAGCTACAAAATTTCTAACCGCTAACTATATGCCGGTGCAGAAAATCCTTACAACTGACTCAGACTCATTAGCGGTAGAGATTGAACAGAAAACTATACAAGACGCTGCGATCCCAGGTCAGGTGATTGGTCTTCGAATCGTGAATGGTGGTGCTGGTTATGATGATTCACCTGTTCCTACTATTACCATTGTTGGAAACGGTACTGCTGCTCAGGGCTTAACTTGGGTTACTGGTGGGGTAATTACTAAAGTAGAAATGGATGAATCAGACGGCGAGATAATTGCTGGATCTGGATATAGTTGGGCTGAAGCTGTTATATCAGGTGGATCACCTACCACTGCTGCTAGTGTATTACCTATCCTAAGTCCAAAGAATGGATTTGGTGCTGATCCACGCATTGACCTAAAAGCAACAGCAATTATGTTTAACGTTATTCCTGATAGTGATGAGAATGGTGAATGGGTTATCGGTAACTCATTCCGTCAACTTGGTATTCTTAAGAATCCTAAAGTGGGTGATATAAGCAGCGATTCAGACTATATTGCCGCGGCGGGTAATACATTAAGAGGTTTACGTTTTGCTTCGGTCTCGACCGCATTTACAGTAGGCTCTACAATTCAAGGTGCAACATCTTCTGCAAAGGCACTAGTGGATAAAATCAGCGGAACTGGAAGTAGTACTATAATCTACTATCACCAATCAGAAGCTACTGGCTTTACCCAATTTCAAGAAGCAGAAGCTATTACAGAATTAAGCGGTCTACCTGGAAGTGGTATTCTAAAAGCTGGGGCTTTTGATGCTGATTCTAGAGCTTATGACTATCCATCTGCAGATCCTTTCTCTGGCGAATTACTCTATATAGATAACAGAGCAAAGATTGATCGCGATGAGGGTCAAGCAGAAGACATTAAAATAATCATTCAGTTATAAGGACTAAAAATGGTAAGTCAGGTAATTAAAGAAAGTTTCCTAAACATCTATAAGGATGATTATAGGGACAGTGACAACTATTATAAAATCCTATTTAATAATGGTAGAGCGCTACAACAGCGAGAGCTTAACCAGATGCAGACTATTCTTAATAAGGATATAAAATCCTTTGCTGGATATATGCTTGATCCCGGTGCTGCTACAGAAGGCGGTGCAATTGCTGTACTAAAAGTTCCATTTATTAGATTAAATCTAGTTTCCAACCCACTACCTGCTAATCCTACATCAATTGAAAATGTCGTGTTTGAAGAAACCTCTACCGGTATTCAATTTAGAGTAGAGAAAGTTACCGCTGCTACTGGTATCATATATGTGACTTATATTGACCAAGCCGGAGAAGTAGTTACTGATACTGCAATATCAATCACAAATACAAATAGTACTTTAGTGGCTCAAAATGGGTCTGGGGTTACTCTTTCTACCTCTGCAACAAATACGCTAGTTTCTCCTATGACAGGGGAAGGTCTTCTGTGTATTCAGAATCCAGGTAGATTCTACGTTGATGAGCATTTCATCTATAGTCCAAGACAAATTATTATTCTTTCCGCTACAAGCTCGAATGCTGATGTCGTAGTAGGTCATAAAGTTTCCGAATCAATCGTAACAGTAAACGATAATGAAGACCTATATGACAACTCTGGTGCAAACTTAAACATCTCAGCGCCGGGTGCAGATAGATATAGAATTACTCTAGAACTTACTACTCAAGATTTAGTAGATTCATCTGATTATTTTATCCCGCAAATTAAAGTTGCTGATGGTAAGGTTCTTAGTGATAAAAATGAAGGGGCTAGCGGATTAAAAGCTACAGAAGATTTCCTTGCTATTCGTTTAAGAGAAATCCATGGTAACTTTACCCAACAGAATTTTATTATTACTTTCGAAGATGATCCAAATAACGCTGACGCTTTTAAAGTAATTATTAACCCGGGTAAGGCTTATGTTGGCGGTCACAGAGTTCATTTAAGAGAGCGTCTGGTCCTTACAGAAGCTCGTCCTAGAACTACCCAGGTTATTAATAATGAAACAACAACTGTAACTTACGGTAACTACGTTGTCGTAAGCGGTATGCAAAGTCTATTCGATGTCGGATCTTTCGAGAAAGTAAACATTAAACAAAGTTCTACTACCATTGGTACAGCTTATGTTAGAGCTATTGAAGAATTTGGCAGCAATTATAAAATTTACCTATTTGAAGTAAAAATGAATGCTGGTAAAAACTTTTCATCAGCTACCTCTATTCAAGATTCCTCTGCGAATGCAGCAACTATCGTCTTAGAGAATGGTGTTGCTAGACTTTACGGTCAAGAAGATAGAAATCTACTCTTCGGACTAAACCGTATTCGTCCAAAAAGTTTCTCAGATATTGTATTTACTACCCAGAAACATTTTGCAGCTCAAACCGCTGCAAGTAACCAGATTACCGTTTTAGCCGGTACAGGTAAAGCATTTGATGACACTGGTTCTTGGATAATTGTTAATGAAACAACTAATGCAGTAGTAACTCCTACGATCACAGTTTCTGGTGGTGGTAGTACTGCCGTTATTAGTGGTTTAACAAACGGAGAAGATTATGCAGTACATGCTTATGTCCAGCATTCAGGCACTTCTGGTGCAGTAAAAACAAAAACATTAACAAATAGAACTGATTCAGCCAAATCAGTATCTGGTGGTGTAGTAACATTAACTCAGCCTGACGTATACTCTATTACATCGGTAATTGATGATTCAACAAGTCGCGATATTACAAGTAATTTCAAGTTCTATAATGGTCAAACAGATAACTATTATGATTACGGAACACTAACATTAAAAGGTGGTGCACCTACGCCTGCTACCACGGTAACTGTAACTTATCAATATTTCGCATGGGGTACTTCAGGGGACTTCTTTGCGGCATCAAGCTATACAGGAACTATTGATTACGAAGATATTCCAGCCTTTAGACTGAATAATGGTAATACTGTCGAGTTAAGAGAAGTATTAGACTTCAGACCGAAAAGATCAGGTTCAACATTCAGCGGATTTGCTCTTCCTAGAAATGGTGATCTAATTACTATGGACGTAGAATACTACCTCCCAGTCAGAGGTAGAATATTCATAACACGTGATGAAGTATTCGGGGTTTATTTCGGCGATCCAGCCTTTGATCCTAAGTTGAGAGATTTAGGAAATGACCTTGATACTATGGAAATCGCGAACTTCTATGCTAATCCTTATATGCTTAATACAGGGGATTTAGTTCTTAACTATACCCAGAATAAGCGATATACTATGAAAGAAATCTCTAACATTGATGAAAGATTGAAAGAACTAAAAGAATTCACTACTCTTTCGTTGTTAGAACTCGGAGCAGTAAATAAGAATGTTCTTGATGCTGAAGGATTCAATAGACTAAAAACAGGTATTACCGCTGACAACTTTAAAGACCACTACCAAACAGACACAGCCGATGAAGAACATAGAGCTGCTATAGACTTCATCGAAGGCGTGGTTAGACCACAAACGACACAGAATTCCATTGACCTGGTTTTTGATTCTGATCTATCTAGCGGTGTTGTAAAGGTAGGCGATATAATTATCCTTGATTATGATGAAGAGGTTTGGAAGAACCAATCTTCAGTTTCTAGATCTATTCCTCTAGATGATACTATCTTGAAAAAATATCAAGGCGCTATTACTATGTCTCCGGGATCTGATAACTGGATAGATACCAAAACTCTTCCAGATAAAGTGATTACCGGTAACCCAAGAATTGAGCCTAAGATAGGCTGCACACATAACTATAACTCAGTTAGCTTTCAGGGTATTAAAGCAGAAGATCTAGCAAATGCCCAGAATGGAACTGTGGTAGCCACCGGTACTTCAACCTCGAATACTACTTCAACCGGTGGCGTAACAACTACTAAAACTGTAAAAGTAAAGGGTGGTACAAATACCACCACCACTACTACGGCTAAGCTAGAAACAACTGTTACTAAAACCCCGGTTTATAAATTGGAGGGAAGTACTTATCTTTCAGAATCTCTGGGTGATTTTGTTCGCGCAAGAATTTCTATTCCTTATATGAGAGCCAGATTCGTATCCTTTAAAGCGACCGGCTTAAGACCGAATACGCGTCACTTCGCATTCTTTGGTTCGACAGCGGTAGATGATTGGGTATACGCAGTGACTGGCCCAAGTGAATTTACAAGAGCTTCTGATCTTTCTAGAACTAGTGATTTCAGAAAATGCGGACCGGAACTTTCTAACTTTACTCAGTATCCTTTTGATGGTGGCCCAACCCAAATTGTTACCGACGCAAACGGTACAGTATCAGGTTGGTTCCTGATCCCAAATACAAGTAGTATTCGATTTAAAACCGGAAGAGTTACTTTTAGATTACTCGATATCAGTATATTAAGTGACGTAGGTGCAACATCTACAGCAACTTTTGTCTATGAAGCGAATGGTACTTTAGAGCAAGTTCAAGAAGAAGTGCTTTCTACTAGAGTATATCAGATTTCTGGGGCTATTGATACCGATACTTCTACAAAAGTTATTCCTGAAAGATCAAATACCGTCTTTACCCCAAATCCAGTACCAGTAAAGGTAGAAAAAGACTCCTGCTTTGTAAAAGGCACAAAGGTTAAGATGTTTGATGGTTCTGAAAAGAATATCGAAGACATACAGATCTTCGATATGCTGATGGGTCAGACTGGCCCTAATATGGTACTATCTTATGACCACTGGCCTCTAGGAGGTAGAGATTTAATTGGTATTAATGGATCTGGACCTTTCAAAACTCCTGAACATCCTTTGATGACAAGAGAAGGTTGGAAAGCATATAATAGTGAACTTACTCAAATCCAAAAACCAGAGATTGCCCATCTAATGGTAAACGGCAGTTTAAAAATTGGCGACGAAATTTTAATGGAAGATGGCACTTGGGTAAGAATAGAATCTCTTGAAGTTCATCCAAATGAACCAGAACAGGTAGTTTATAACTTCTATCTAAACGGGGATAACACTTATTATGCTAATGGTATGCTAGCACATAATAGATGCGACAATGGCCACAATAATAGTCACTGTAATCAGCATAGTGATATTAGACTGAAATCTGATATCCAATATCTTTATGATATTGAAGGTATTAAGATATATTCGTTTAAATACCTATGGGATAGCATTACTAAGCACATTGGTGTAATGGCTCAAGATCTAATAGGTACTAAATATGATAACGCTATAGCTACTGATGAAAATGGATATTATAAAGTCGACTATAGTCAACTTCCGAATATACCTGGCAGAGATTAAATAGGCGAACCAAAAAGTCTATAAATAACAAGATAAGTTTATTAGGGAATTTCCATGAGTGACTCAAAACACGTAAGTCCGATGTTTCAGACATTTTATGTCGAAAACAAATTCGGGGTTTATATCACAAAAATCGGATTATTTTTCAGAACAAAATCTGACAAAGATGGCGTTAGAATTAATATCCATGACTCATTTAAGGCCGGTGAATTAAGTCCGAACGGGTTGGATATTATTCCTGGGACAGACGTATTTAAATCCGCTTCTGAAATTACTATTTCAGAAAATGCTTCAGCAGAAACAATTTTTGAATTCGAAGAGCCTATTTATCTTTTCCCTGATAAATTCTATGCAATTGCCATTATTACAAATGATGGTGTCGGCTATGAAATTTGGTCAGCTACCGTCGGTGATTTTAACCTCGGCACCACCACTTCTAGAGTTTCTCAAGATCCTGACACTGGGGTATTATTCCGGGCAGCTGGTGGTTTAGCTAAAATCCCAGAAGGTATTACTGATCTAAAATATAAAATTTATAGAGCCAAGTTTAAATCTACCGGTGGTACAGTTGTATTAAAAGATGCTAATCCATCGAGACAATTACTCGAGACTAATCCGTTCCTTACCACTAACGCTTCAGCTGTTGTTCGTGTATATCACCCAGATCACGGTTTCCAGATAAACGATAAAGTGCATATCACCGGATTAACACCCGGAACTTCTTATAATGGTATCACAGGTGCTCAAATGCTTGGCACTAGAACGGTTACCCAAATAGACGCTACCGGATATAAATTCACTGCTGGAGGTACTGCTTCTTCAAGTGGAAGAGTTGGTGGCGCGGCAGTGAAAGTAACAGAGCAATATGTATTCGATTTATTAACCCCTACTATCGATCATTACATTCCGAGAAACGTTGCAAAGGTAACTTATAGCGGACAGTTCTGTACTTCTACCTCTTTTGCAGCAGACTCTGATGATGAACAAAGATATGCAACTACTTCTAATATTGCATTAATTCCTAGTCAGACCATTACTTTTGAACAGCCTCATGTTATTCTCCAGGATTCAAACGAGACAGTACATTTCGGTGGAAACGAATCTACCAGAATTACTGCTACTTTGACTAACCTAACTACAAACGACTATATTTCACCTTACATTGACATGCAGCGTGCTAGTCTTGTGGTTATGAATAACTTAATCGATAGACAAGATTCTGCTGCTTCGGTTGGATTTAGTACTCCGATAGATTTCGTTCCTGAAACTAATCCTTCTGGTGGTACCGAACTTGCTAAACATATTACTAAGCCAGTTGTTTTAGAAAATCCAGCGAATGGCCTAAAGATCAGCTTTGGTGCTCATACCCCAATTGGCGGACAGATTGATACGTACTATAGAATTACTAAAGTTGGTGCGGATTCTGATATTCAATTGAAGAATTGGGTTTATATTGATTACGACGAAACCCCTATTACCGACAAAGATCCGAACGTCTTTAGAGAATATGAAGCAAATCTCGGTGGGGAATATTATGACCAGCTAGATCACTTCGATCAATATCAGCTTAAACTTGTTATGAGATCGCAATCGTCTTCTAGAGTCCCTAAGATTCAAGATCTAAGAACTATTGCTCTTGGTGTAGATTCAGCCTAATATGGAGAAAAGATTATGATTCCTGTTGAAGGTCAAGAAGGATTATACAGAGATCCGAAAACTGACGCTATAATTTTGATAAATAAGGATGAAATCAAAAAACGTCAAGCAATTAAGGCTGCAAGACGTAAACAGAAGTTAGAGCAGAAACAAGAAATCCAATATTTAAAAAATGAAATAAATGAACTGAAGGATTTAGTTAAGCAGCTATTAGAAAAGAGATGAAATGGCACCTAATCCAAAAGAATATGTTCGCTTAAACACCAGAATAGATCAATGGCAAGAACTATTCAATGATATCACAAACGATGTCGGCGACCTGACGAAACTTACAACTGGTGGATATGTCAGTAAAGGTGGTGCGCAAGGTAGAACAGATTCTGCGGCGACAGCAGGATATGTCTTTTCCGGTGCTGATTCAGATATAGTAACAGCAATTAATGAAGTCGATTATAGACTTGACTCTATCGACGATAGAATAGATCAATTCGTTAAAACTAGCTCGAACGTTAACTTCAATCAGATTACCGTTGGTCCATGGAATAATGGAACACCAACTTCTACAAATCCAGTATACAGTACTTCTGGTGTAACTACAACAAACTCTGCTGGTTATACGATCGATGCATCATTAGATATTATTCTAGATGCTGATGGCGCAAATGTTACCATTATGGATAATGGGGTAACTCAGTTTGATTTTTCAAATAATGGAACTGATAAGACACTAAACATCCCAACCGGTAATCTAATCGTTACTACTGGTACTGATATTATTCTTCGTCCTACAGGTGATACGGTCTTTATGCAAGGCGTCACTAGTGGCGAACAGCTACAGTTTGAACTTGGTACTGCTACCCAGACAATTACTGCATCTGATGATATGTCACTTGAAGCTGCTGGAGATATCTATCTCAAGCCAACCGGTGATGATGTCTTTATGCAAGGTATTACCAGTGGCGAACAACTTCGATTCACATTAGCTGATGCGACTCAAACCATTGCTGCTTCAGACGCTCTTTCACTAACTGCCACAACAACTATTACACTAGCTGGAACGGATATCACTCTCGATGCATCTGGGGATGTTATTCTTGATGCAGATGGTGCTGATGTTATACTTAGAGATGGTGGGGTACAATACGCAGCATTTACAAATAATGCTGGTAATCTGATTGTTAAATCAGGTAGCACTACAGCAGCTACGTTTACCGGTGCTGATGTATCATTCGCATCAAATGTCTATATGACAGATAGCTCGCGTGCGAACTCTAATTTTAGTATCGGTGGTAATTTAACAGTTGGTGGGAATACCCAAATTAACGGGACACTTACCGTTGAAGGTGCAGTTAACTTCAAAGCGGGAACTTCTGGTACGGTCACAATCGGTGATGCGAATACTGATAACGTAGTCTTTAACGCAGATATTAACTCAAGTCTTGTACCAAACACCAATAACGCTTATAATCTCGGTTCTCCTACCCAAGAATGGCAGAATATCTGGGTAACCGGAAACGGTAATATAGATAATCTTCTAGCAGATAGTGCCACCATTACAGGTGACCTAGATGTTCAAGGTATTACTACGCTCGATTCGGCAACTGTAGATGGTGCGCTTAGTGTTACGCGTACGCTCGGGGTAACTGGTATAGTTACTGCTAATGCTGGCGTAAAAGTAGATAATATCACAATTGATGGAACAGAGATTGATCTTTCATCTGGAGATTTCACACTTGATGTAGCTGGTGATATCAACCTAGACGCTGACGGTGGTGATGTTATTCTTAGAGATGGTGGTACTGAATTTGGCAGACTCACCAATCAAGGTACACAGCTAAGAATTACGAGTCAGAACTCTCAGTGGATGACCTTTACGGCTGCTGGTGTAAGATTCAGTGGAATCATTGCAGACTCAGATCTTGTTACCACTTCCAAATCAGTAGTTGCAGGTATAAATGAACTTAGTGGTAGAATTGATCTACTTGATTCGGCTGACTCTGCTTCTACTGCAGCAGTCTTTGCAGCAATTGGCGATCTAAATAGTTTAACTACAACTGCTAAATCCAGTCTAGTCGCAGCTGTCAATGAAATTAACAATGGATTTGATACCCGCGCGAAGGGATTACTTTCTGCGACAACTTCTGGAACTGGTTATGGCGGGCTAACTTATAGCACATCTACCGGTGCATTCACATATGCTAAAGTAACGGATGCTAATATCAGGGAAAGACTTGTTGCAGGTAATGCTATTACCTATACCTCTGCTACAGGAACTATTGCGGTTACGAGTAATGCAATCGAAGCTGATGAACTAGCCGTTTCTGGTAATGGTACTTCTGGCCAGGCTCTAATTTCAGATGGGGATGGAACATTCAGTTGGGGAAGAAAAGTCCCGAATGTATATGATTCAGCTGGATCACTCTTAAATTAAGGAATTAGATAATGGTTGTTGATCGCTTAGTAAAGAGATCCGGATCATACGATCTGAGAAGAATTAGTGGAGCGGAAGAAAATTACCTTGCTTGGCAAGTTGCAAATAATCTTTTCAGTTCTGTAGCTGGCGAAGCTGGTGTACTAAGTGGTTCTAGTACTAACGGTACTTCTGTTGGTACTCACACAAATACCTTTTATAACCAGCCAGTAGGCACTCACCCTAGTACATCACTTACTACTTCTTCAACAGTAACTACTTTATATCAGAATTTTTCTGGTAATGCCATAGAAGCAAACATATATCCAGTTATTAATGAGAATAGCTCGATTGATTTTAAAGCAGTAAATGATGCTGAATTAAACACAATTGCTGATAGACTATTAGCAAAGGTCTTTGGTTCAGATTACTTTTCTTATAAGATTGGGTCTTCTGCCCCAGCTGGTTATACCTTATTTGTATCTTCTATCTTTACTGACACCAGAACAGATGGCACAAGCGTAGCTTATAATCTTTATAAAAAGAATTTATCGGCTATGCCTACAGTAGTTAGACCGTTGAAATTAGACGGTGCTGACTTTAGAACTATGACTGATACAGAGATTCGTAATCTGTTTGCCCAGAGAGTAAAGAATAGAATTGTCCAAAATGGTATTGGTTCTTATCAACTCCGTACTTCTGTTCAAGGTGCACCGATCGCTGCCGGCACTTGGGTTGCAATGGGTACTGCTCTCGACACGAGACAGAATACCGCTGATCAAAACTATACAAGAATTAGTACAAGAGATTCTACCCTTATCTCTACTCGCGGTAGTACGAATAACTTTCTTAGAACATCCCAGACACCTTTTACATCAAACTTCTTAGGTAACTTCCTAGGAAATTATCTAGCAGATGTGGACTTTTCTGCGGACTACACTGGTAACTATGCTTCTGGACCTACTAACATTGCTGGCGATTATACTATCGATAGCACTATTAATTCTACTAGAACATCAGAAGTCAATTATACACGAACAAGCTATGCAGATTTTACAAGAATCTCAAACGTTATTTTTACCCGAGATACACAAATTAACTATACCAGAATATCTGAGGTTAACTATACGAGAGATTCTACTGCAATTTTTGATTCACCGGATAATGTTAATTTTACAAGAGTTAGTACTCGAGAAAGTGCGCGTGATCCAGCCTTTGCATCTTTCACCGGTAACTACACCGGGGATTTCGTAGCTGGTACCATCTATACTAGAACTTCTACTGTAGTCAGTGCACGGGATCCAGCCTTTGCATCTTTCACCGGTGACTTCGTCGGAAATTACGCTGGGCCTACACCATTTCAAGGTAATTTCATTGGTGATTATACCGGCGGGTTCGTAGGAGACTATATCGGCAACTTCGTTGGTAACTATACCGCCGATTATGGTGGTAACTATATTGCTAACTATGTCGGGGATTACACAGGAGGCAACTTCCTTGGTGATTACACCGGTAACTACGTTGGAAACTACGTAGCTGATGATTATGTAGGAAATTATACCGGTAACTATATATCTATTGTAGATTATACTAGAGATACTATTACTGACTTTGTTGGCGATTTTGTAGCAGATTATATTGGTAATTATGAAGGTGGCTTTGAGGGGGATTACCTAGGTAACTTCATTGGGGATTATACCGGGGATTATGCTGGAGAAACTATTCAGTCTACCTCCTCGACTATAGAGATATATACATTATATCTTCGAACAGCATAAGAACCCAATATGAGTAATAATACTCCTTTAAAGTTAAAAGACGCATTCGGCAATTTACAACAATTTGATATGACAGTACCCGAATGGGATTATACTGCATATCAATCTGGATTGTGGCTTTCAACAAACACTAGCTATTGGTCTATGTCCACTACTAGTGGTACAGCAAATATCGGTTCTTATACAGATACATTTTACAATCAAGCTGTTGGTGATCATGGTCTTCTGACTACAGGTCAGACAGTTACTAATCTCTACCAATCCTATTCAAATCCATCTCAAGCTGAATTCCGTCCAGTTTCATACGACGGTAGTTCGATTTACGAGATGGCAGATTCTGATATGACTGTCTTATCAGATCTTATGATATCTCATATTTTTACAAATGACTATCCAGGAACTTATAGATTAGCAACCTCTAGCCCAGGTGCAGGTTGGACTAGTTATATCACAAATGCCTTCACCGATACACGCACTGATGGTACAAGTGTAAACTACCACATCTGGAAAAGAACTTCCTATACAGCACCGACCACAGTCAGACCGATGAGAACAAAGTACTTGAGCTCTGCGTTTTCTGGTCTACAGGAAATGTCCGATTCGGATATTGGTGATGCATTTGGGTATTGGTTAACAAGCAGAGTTGCGACTAGTGGTGTCGGGAAATACCAACTTCGTAGTTCTGTACAAGGTGCTCCGACGGATCCTGGAACATGGGTATCAAAGGGAACTGCGCTGGACACAAGACAGCAAGTCGCAGAAGAAGATTACACCCGTGATAGCACTAGTGTTTTTACGAGAGATAGTACGGCAAACTTTACCCGGATAAGTACTAGACTTTCAAACCTAAACTTTACTAGAACAAGTAACGTCAATTTCTCTTCTGATTTTACTCGAGTAACACCTATTGGATTCATAGGCAATTATATCAGAGATAGCACCGCTACTTTTGCAAATGATTTTACTCGAGATAGTACGCAGAATTTTACAACTCCGTTTGCTGGAAATTATACGCGTGTCAGTCAAACGGCCTTTATAAGAGACAGTTTAAACACCTTTACGAATGACTTTACCCGTAACAGTCAGAGAACATCTCAGACTGATTTTACTCGTACTAGACAATCCACGTTTGCGGGGGCGTACGCGGGAGATTATGTGGGAGAATATATTGGTGGTAACTTCTTAGGTGAATATACCGCTGATTATGCTGGTAACTATACTGCTGATTATGATGGTAACTATACTGGCGATTACATCGGCGGTAACTTCTTAGGTAACTATACTGCTGATTATACTGGCGATTACATCGGCGGTAACTTCCTTGGTGATTACATTGGTAACTTTATTGGGGATTACACAGGAGGCAACTTCCTTGGTGATTACACCGGTAACTATATTGCCGATTATACCGGTGATTACATTGGTAACTTTATTGGTGATTACGTTGGTGGCAACTTCCTCGGTGATTACACAGGTAACTATATCGCCGATTATACTGGTGATTATTTAGCTGATTACACTGGAGATTATATCGGAGGCAACTTCCTTGGAGACTACACCGGAGATTATATCGGTGGGAATTATGTAGGTGATTTCCTTGGTAACTTCATTGGGGATTACACCGGGGGCAACTTCCTTGGGGATTATCTTGGTAACTATGTAGGGGGAAATTACGTCGGGGATTATCTTGGTAACTATGTAGGAAACTTTATCGGGGATTATCTTGGTAATGTGAATTACACTATAGATTCAACGAATACCTTTACCAGAACATCTGAAGTAGATTACACTCTCAACTATACTAGAACATCTGAAGTAGATTACACTCTCAACTATACTAGAATATCAAATCTAGATTTTACAAGAGTATCTACTAATAACTTTACAAGAATTTCTTTAGGTGCATCTGTCATTTATTCTAGAGATTCTACAAGAGTCAGTTCTAGAACACAAGCTGCACAATTTTTTAATGGATTTTCGCGTCCAGCGGCAACTTTCGGGGCTTTTACCGGTAACTATATCGGAAATTATTCTGGTCAGCCACAATTTATAGGTGACTACACCGGTGATTTTACTGGAAATTATACAGGCGATTTTACGGGGGATTACATTGGTAACTATGTAGGCGGTAACTTCGTCGGAGATTACACTGGTAACTATGTAGGCGGTAACTTTATCGGTGATTATCTAGGTAACTTTATCGGTGATTATACCAATGAAAATATTAACTTTACTAGAGATTCTCTAACTGACTTTACAATTAATAGTACTAGAACCTCAGAAGTAGATTTTACTCGTATATCTCAGAGAACCTCTGAAGTAAATTATACAAGAGATACCCAGACAAACTTTACTAGAACATCTGAAGTAAACTTCTCAGGGGTGTACACTAGAAATTCAGAGGTAAATTACACAAGAAATAGTACTTCTCCATTTACTAGAATCTCTAATGCAGACTTCACTATTAATAGTACTAGAAATTCAGAGGTAAACT